GTTGAATTATATGCGCAAGATTCCGAAGAATCTCATTATGCTTCAGGAGTTTATTCAATAATGAATGATGAATGGGTTACCAAACCAAAAAAATTCAAAATAGAAATAGATAAAGACTTATTATCAAATAAAATTAAAAATTGGACTGAAAAAATTGATAAAGCTCTTGAGTCTGATGAACAAAAAACTTTAGAGGATATTAAAAATAAATTAAAAGAATACAGACAATCAGGTCTTGAAAAGGAGGGAGAATTGTCATATGAAAATTTAGTTTTTAAATTTTTAAGAAGGTCAGGACATATCCAAAAATTATTTGATAAGGCAAATAATGTCGTAGATAAAGAACTTTCTATTGAGAGAAAAATCGAAGACTAATAAATATTCCTTACTAAATGTAAATAATCGTATATTTATAAAGAAAAAACTTAAATGGCTTTAGTTACATATCTTATAGGCGCTTGTACAGGCGGTCCAGCAAAATTAATTGATTTTGATAGCTCATCGTTACCTGCAGTTAATGGAAATTATTATTTAACATTTACTGGTGGTACAACACCTGGGTGTTATGATATCATTGACAATGCAGAACCTAACACAGGTACTGACACTGTATTAACTATGTCAATTGATTATGGAGATTGTGCAACTTGCCAAGCGGTTGTAACACCAACACCTACCGTAACAACTACAAATACTGCAACTCCTACAGTAACAACTACCAATACTTCAACAAAAACACCAACACCAACAAACACATCAACTCCAACAAACACATCAACTCTGACACCAACTCAAACTCAAACTCAAACACCAACTCAAACTCAAACACCAACCAATACATCAACAAATACTCCTACTCAAACTAAAACACCAACACCAACTAATACATCAACTCAAACTCAAACACCAACTAACACTGCAACTAATACAGCAACACCAAGTAACACACCAACTATATCAGTAACACCAAGTAACACTCCTAATGTTTGTAAAACATATAATTTATACGGAGGAACAACTGACACAACCTTTCTTGGGAAAAATTGTGATGGATTTACATTTACAACACAAGCACCCGCATATCAAACAATTGTTGTATGTGCGACAGAACTTTTTATAATTCAAGGAGATGGTTCTTATGTTTCAATAGGGTCATGTCCATTACCAACTCCAACGCCAACAGCGACACCAACTAATACTGCAAGTAATACACCGACACCATCAGTTACTTCAACAGTAACTTCGACACCTACTCAAACTCAAACTCAAACTCAGACTCAAACACCGACTCAAACTCAAACTCAGACTCAAACACCGACTCAGACACAAACTCAAACTCAGACACAAACTCAAACACAAACTCAAACTAAAACACCTACAAACACACCAACTCAAACTCAGACACCTACAAATACTGCAACTCAAACTCAGACACCTACAAATACTGCAACTCAAACACAAACACCTACAAATACGGCGACTCAAACTACGACTCCTACAAATACCCCAACTAATACTAAAACTCCAAATGTAACATCTACTAACACGGCAACTCCAACAAATACTCCAACAGGTACACCAACAGGTACACCAACAGGTACACCTGCGGTAACTCCTTCACCAACACCAACATACGCGTTTACAGGATTTTCAGCGGACCAACAATACGCGTATACTTTGGAAATTTTAGGAAACTTTAGTGGTGGTAGTGCTGATTTTAGTGGAGCATACGCACCTCACCCAATATTTACAAATAATGAGGGAATACCAATTCAACAATTAAACGGAATTACCATTGGAGGTTTCAACGGATTAAATAATTAAATAATAAATAAATCATAACATGGCAGATTTAAAACCAATTGGAAGTGAAAAACTTCAAGGTCAAGATAAAATAAATAGAATGATGGAAATCGCTCGTTTTAAAGAGGTAATTCCTGGTAGAATAAATGAGACCGCAAAAACTGAATATAACAGAACTTTAGCCGATGGTAATAACTATGAAATCGTAAAAGAAAGACAAGGATATATTCTAAAAAGAACTATTTCAGAATCAGAAACCGATTATATGGAGCCGATGAAAAATAGAAAATATTATTCATCATATTCACAAGCATTAAAAAGGTTAAATCTTGTTGCTGGAGAATTAAACAGAATTAACGAAAATGAAACTGAAGTTTCAATGTTTGGTGAACAAAAAAAATTCACATTAAAAACTCCAAAACCTGCACCGGCACCTGTAATGGCACCACCAATGGCTCCTCCAACGGCACCGCCAGCAGTTCCTGCGCCTGAATTACCAGCATCTCCAACTTCTGATTTAGGAGGAGAAGATGATTTTAATATGGATATTGATTCTGAAGAAATGGGTCCTGAAGGAGACGTTGATGTTAATGATGATATTGACATTGAAGAACCAAGTGGGGATGATGATGTTGTTACTTTCAAAACAATTCAAAAACTTACAGGTAAATTAACTCAAAAAATTAGAACATTAGAAAACGAAGAAGGAATGACTTCTGAAGATATCAAATATGTAATCAATATGGTTATTTCATCTTTAGAGTTAAGTTCTTTAAGTGAAGAAGATAAAGATGATATTATTGATAAATTTGAAGATGATGAAACTGATGAATTTGGTCAAGAAGACGATATGGATGGTGAAGATTTTACCGATGATACTGAAGTTGAAGATATCCAATCTGATATGGACATTCCAATGGAAGGTGAAGTGGATGAAGAAGATGATTTTGGAAATGGCGCAATATTAGACCATATTTTTGGAGAATCTAAAGTTGATAAAGTATTATCAAAATATTTTGAAGTATCTAAAAAAGAAATTTTAGAAAATAGAGAAAAAAATGCTAATAAAAATTTAACAAAAATTTCTGAAGTTAGAAAAAAAATGGGTGAAGTTGTTAAATTGACTGAAACTATTGAACAAGAATTAGCTTCTCAAAAATTTTTGGAAAAAAATTCTTCAGCAAAAATTGTTGGTAAAACCAATAAAGATAATTTAGTATTTGAAAATAAAGGAAAACAAGTAAGAATAACACCTAAAGGACAAATTTTGTAATCTATGAGTAATTTGATATACGTAAATGGATTAGGACCTAACTATAAGGGAGATAATCTTTACGAATTCATTTTCTCAGATAGTCTTGATGTGTGGGGTGAATCTTGGGAAAGTAAACCATCTAATGGTTATCCTAATCCACCTGAATTAAAATATATTAAAAAAGTAGGAGTTCTGAGAAATACTGATATAAAATTGGAATTGATTCAGAACTCCGATTTTTTTTCTATGATAGATGCAATTGACGATGTTGTTGCGTTAGCCTGGGAGCCCGATGAAGAAAATGGACAGAATCGTATTGTTTTTAGATTCGGAATGACCGAACAACAAATAAAAGACAAACTCTATGAAAGAGATTTAATTTTAGAATTTGAAAAGAAAGTAGTTTATGAAAATTAATAAAAAAGCATTAGAACTTATTGAGAAAGGGTTATCATCTAAAACGGTTAGTAAATTAGATGAATCTCAAATTAATATCCTACATAAAAAATTATTTTTAGGAGAACAAGTTGAAGAAATACCTACTAAAAAAAGTTATAAAGTTGGACAAGACGGTGGAAATTTACCACCATCACCAAAAGGGTATAATGTAATGAAAACTCCAACAGGAGATGTTGTTGCGACTCCAAACGAGTCTGAATTAGAGGAAGATGACAATTTAGATGATTCTGCGGAAAAAGATAGTGGTTTTGACCCTTATGCAGGTAATAGTGTTGGAAACGACGATGGTCCATCTAGTGATGATGGATTTGGAGGAGGAGATGACGGTATGGGTATGATGGAAGAAAAAAATGGAGAACCAAACCCTTGGGCTATCTGCCACGCACAAGTAGGTCCTAAAAAAACAAGAAAATTTGAAAGATGTGTACAATCTGTAAAAAAACAGTTGGGTGAAGGAAAAAATCCTGTATCTTTGTTCATTGAAAATCAAATTATGAGAATAGTAGAAAAAAACTTACCACCAAGAATTACAAAAGGGGATTTAGTGAAATATCTTTCTGAAGGGGAAAATTTTGCAACTAAACATTTACAATCGTTTGGTAAAAGTTCAGACACAAAAACAGCACCTACAAAACCAACAACAAAACCTGGTACAAAACCACAAAGACCTGCACATCCCGGAAAAAATCCTAACCCTGGTGAGAATCCTGTTCCAAAGGCGGAAAAGAAAAAAAATGAAATGGGTGAGGATACAAAAACCGCACCTACAAAACCAACAACAAAACCTGGTACAAAACCACAGAGACCTGCACATCCCGGAAAAAACCCTAACCCTGGTGAGAATCCGGCACCAAAAGCGAAAAAACCATCTGCGGAAGAAACAAAAGATAAAGTAATTGATGTAATATTAAACCTCCTACAAAAATAAAATGGCAAATAAGATTAAAGAACAATTAGATTACGGGAATAGACCCGAAAGAATGGACCCAAGATTAGAAAGAAAATTAGCAAGTCCTGAAAGTTTATACGCTCAAAATCCTGCCATGAAAAAAGGTGTGGAAGATGTTCAAAGACTAATTAGTAATAGATTTCAAAAAGTTGCGGAAAAGTTAAGTGAGGTTACCGGAATAGAAGATTTAAGTTCTCAACAAGTTCAAGGAATGGTTTATCAAGAAATGATGAGAAAACTTCCTACTATTATGAGAATTGAAGGAGCCCATAGAGAAGAATTAGAAGAATTGGCAAAAGAGGCTGCTTTAGAAGAAACTGAAATTCCTGCTGATTGGTATGAAATTGAGGCATTACTTAATAGACAACCTATCAATACGGGTAATTTTAGAATGAACCCTGAAGACGAGGAAGATGAAGAAGAAGATGAAGATGAAAAACCAGAAATACCGTCATTTGATGTTGAAGATTTGACTGACGAGGAACTTCTTGAATTAGAAAAACACAAAAGAAACATTATTAACGCTATTATTCAGGGTGCAGCAAAAAAAGGTCATTACCTTTTTCAAAAACCTGAAATTAAAGCAAGATTAGATGCAATTGACCCATCTCTTTATAGAGACTATTTGGGGATTATGTCAATCAATGATTTTTTATATTTTAGTATGGAACAAATGATTGAAATGATGAGTCAAACAGGTCAAGGAGTTGCTGGTAAAGTAGAGTTAAAAAACAACGATGATGAAGAAGAAGGTGACGAAGGAGAAGAAGGAGAAGAAAAACCCGACACAAAAATTGTTGCTGAAGGAATGATTTTTCCAATTTTATGTCATGAAATTATCAAAGGTCTTGAAGAAGCTAAAGGAAGACATGGTTTACCTAAAGACCCTTCATTAAGACAAAAAGTTCAAGGTCAAGTAGATACATTATCTAACGAACCAATGCAACTTAGAATAGGTCCTGAAATTGTAGAAAAACTTAGGTTTGCATTACCTGATGAAATGTACGATGAATCAAATAAAGGACTAATAAACTGGTTTCACACATTACTGTACCAAATACCAGCACAAGAATTTTTAGAAATTATTGGAAACGCCATTTCTCAAGACGAATCAAAAGTTAAAAGAGCAACCTCAAAATTTAAAGAGATAATGAAAGAAGCTCAACAATTAAAAAGTGACTTTGAAAATTATCAAGAAGAGGAAGGTTCTGATTCAGACGATTATGGCGACGATGACGATGAAGATGGTTTAGACGATTTCTTGGGTAGTTTAGGTATATCGAGACCTAAATAACACCACATTGTGACTAGAGAACAATTAATGATAGAAGTAACGAAGTGTTTGAGGAATACTCCTTATGCACTTCGTACTTATTTACAGACTTACGATAACACTGTGTCAAAATATGTCCCGTTAGACTTATTTCCTGACCAAGTATCCCTAATAGAAGATTACGATAACTACAATGAAAATGTCGCCTTGAAGTACAGACAGGCGGGGGTTTCAACCGTTACTGCTGCTTGGGCTTCAAAAAAAATAGCTTTTGCAAAAAAGACTAAACCTGAAAAAATTCTAATTATTGCCAACAAATTAGATACTGCTGTTGAGATGGCAAATAAAGTTAGAGGATTTACAGAACAATGGCCATCATGGGTTGGAGTTGCTTTTTCCCAAGAAAAAAACGCCCAAAGACATTTTAAATTAACGAATGGTTGTGAGGTTAAAGCCGTTGCAACATCTCGAGATGCTTTAAGGGGTTATACACCAACCATATTAATATTTGATGAGGCAGCCTATATTGAGGCTGATGGGGATTTTTGGGCTGCGTGTATGGCATCCTTATCCACAGGGGGTAAGGTAATTGTGGTATCCACTCCAAATGGATATGACCCAATTTATTATGAAATCTATGACCAATCTCTTAGAGGTATGAATGATTTCAAAATTACTGAAATGTTTTGGTACCGTGACCCAAGATATACAAAAGATTTGTATATGGTTAAAACAAACGATTTAGTCCATTTTTTATTAAATAGAGAGGAATATAACCTTGATGAGGTAATGATTGATTTATCGATGAGTAATCCATACGATAGAGACCATTCAGTAGTGACCGATTATGTTGAGCAGGGATACAAACCATGTTCTGCATGGTTTGAAGGAATGGTTAAAAAGTTAAAATACGATAGACGTAAAGTAGCTCAAGAGTTAGAATGTAACTTTTTAGGTTCAGGGGATAATGTATTTGATTCTGAAATGATGACAGATATATCTAAGAACCAAGTTAAAGACCCAATGGCAAAAATGATGGGTGGTGGACTTTGGATTTGGAAAGAACCTGTTAATGGTCACAAATATGTTATGGGTGTCGACGTATCTCGTGGAGATTCTGAGGATTTTTCTTGTATTCAAATTATTGATTTTGATACAAGAGAACAAGTATTGGAATATGTTGGAAAAATACCACCAGATATTTTGGCAGAAATCGCCTATAAATGGGGAACAATGTACAACGCTTATTGTGTAGTTGATTTAACAGGAGGTATGGGGGTTGCGACCGCTAGAAAAATGCAAGAAATGGGTTATCAAGCAGGAATGTACGTTGATAACGTTGATACAACAAACAAATGGAAGTATGACCCTAAGATGAATGAAAAGATACCAGGCATTAATTTTAATAGTAAAAGGGTTCAAATTATTGCGTCGTTTGAAGAATCTATGAGACATAAGTTTAGAATTTACTCAAGCAGACTTTATAACGAGATGAATACGTTTGTTTACATTAATGGTAGACCTGACCACCAAAAAAATCATCATGATGACTGTATCATGAGTATATCCATGGCAATTTATGTTGCGGAAAAATCGTTTCAATCTTTAGAAAAAGTTGTAAATCATACCAAAGCAATGTTGAATTCTTGGTCTACAGTAATGACCGAAAACAAAAATACTTCAGAATATTTTAATCCAATGGTTCCTCAAATGGGAAGACAATACCCAATAAATCAAGGTCCGTCCCGAGATGACTACGAAAAGTACTCATGGTTATTTCATTAACCGTAAGTATTTATATTATTGAAGTAATAAGTAAATTTACATTATGGCAGAAAACAATAATAATCTGACGGTTTGGCAAAGACTATCACAAACATTTGGTCCTAATTCACTTTTAGGGCAAGATTACCCAACTTTTACATTTGATAAGAAGGAACTTTTACGCACAAAAAGTAGAGAAGAATACGAGAAAGAAAAATTACAAGCACAACAAACTTTTTACTTAACAAATCAATGGGCTAAGGTTGAAAATAATCTTTACTCACAAGCAATATATTATGAACCATCCAGACTATCGGCACAATATGATTATGAGTCGATGGAATATACTCCTGAGATTTCCGCGGCATTAGATATCTACGCTGAGGAATCTACAACAACAAATGAAGATGGATTTATTTTACAAATTTATTCTGAATCAAAAAGAATAAAAGGTGTACTTGCCGACTTATTTAATAATGCTTTAGATATTAACACCAACTTACCAATGTGGACAAGAAATACTTGTAAGTATGGTGATAACTTTGTTTACTTAAAATTAGACCCTGAAAAAGGTATTGTTGGAGTACAACAATTACCAACCATAGAAATTGAAAGACATGAGGTTGGGGTTAGTGCAAAAATAACTGTTGATATAACACAAGAATTAGAGAAAGACAAAAAAGCACTTCATTTTACTTGGAAGAATAAAAACATGGAATTCCAATCGTGGGAAATAGCTCACTTTAGATTATTAGGTGATGACAGAAAACTTCCTTATGGTACATCTATGTTGGAAAAAGCAAGACGTATTTGGAAACAATTATTATTGTCAGAAGACGCAATGTTGATTTATCGTACATCAAGAGCACCTGAAAGAAGAATGTTTAAAGTATTCGTAGGTAATATGAATGATGATGATGTTGAGGCATATGTAAACCGTGTTGCAAACAAATTCAAAAGAGAACAAATTGTTGACAAAAATACCGGGAATGTAGACATGAGATTTAACCAAATGGCAGTCGACCAAGATTATTTTATTCCTGTAAGAGACCCTGCAGCTCCAGACCCAATCACAACATTACCAGGAGCAACAAATCTTTCTGAGATTGCCGATATTGAATATATCCAAAAGAAATTATTAACCGCTCTTCGTGTACCTAAAGCCTTTTTAGGTTTTGAAGAAGTTGTTGGTGATGGTAAAAACTTGGCCTTACAAGATATTAGATTTGCTCGTACAATTAATAGAATCCAAAAAAGTATGTTGGCGGAGTTAAATAAAATCGCTATTGTCCATTTATTTTTATTAGGATTTGAAGATGAACTTTCAAATTTTACTATTGGTCTTACAAACCCATCTACTCAAGCAGATTTATTAAAGATTGATGTTTGGAAAGAAAAAGTATTATTATACAAAGACTTAGTGTCAGACCCAGGAAATGGTATTCAAGCGACATCATCTACATGGGCTAAAAAACATATTTTTGGATGGTCAGATGAAGAAGTTCGTTTAGATTTACAACAACAAAGAATTGAAAGAGCTGTTGGAGAAGAACTTAAGGCGACTCCTACGGTTATTACTAAAACAGGATTATTTGATAACATAGATAAATTATACGGAAGTGCGACAGGAGCAACACCAGCGGCAGGAGCTGAAACAACACCTGGAGGGACTGAAGAGTTAGGTGCACCACCATCATTTGGAGGAGGGGGAGAATCTGAACTTGGAGGAGAAGCTCCACCAGCAGAAGAAGAGGCACCACCAACAGGTGAACCTGAATTAGCTCCTGAATCTAAGAAAAAAGATATGAATATTTTAATTGAAAACAACTTAATTGATGGTTCATCATCAATAAATTTAGGTCATGCACAAGTTTCTTTAGGAGAAATTTCAAAAGAACTGGATAAGTTATTAAATTCGTAATATTTATTTTAAAAATACTAAAATGACTTTTGGAAAAATAAAATCCTTTATCGAAAATAATCTACTAGAATCCTACAAAAATGAAATGGAATTCAAGAAGACATTGAGAGAATTCAAACATAATGTTTTGAATAATAAATCTATGTCAAAAGCGTACAATTTATATGACCAGTTGAGTACTCCTCAAGGGTTAAATGAATATGATGCTAAAGAATTTTTGGAAGAGGGAATTTCTTTACTACAAAAAGTTTTGCCATTAATTAAATTACCAAAATCATTATCGGAATCAGTTAAAAATCGTTATACTGATATTGATACGTTAGTTTATACTCAAAAATTAAATTTAACAGAAAGAATACAATCTAAAAAAAATATAGTTTCAGTACTTACTTCTCAAACTAATATAATTAAAGAAAGTATTAATATACCTATTAAATCAATGGTTAGTATTGCTAACCAAACATTAAGAAATTATCTTGATACTTTAGATGAAAATTCTAAAAAAGAATTCATTCATCTTGTTTCTGAAGATACTAAAATATTAGAAGATAAGTTTGAACTTATTCGTGAAAGCGCAATAACTAAACTTCAAACATTATTGGAAAAAGAGAATGAAAATGATATTAAAAATAGAATTTCTGAAACTATTAATAAATTAAAAGATGAAAAATTTGACCAAATGAATTTTTTAAGATTAAAAAATCTTGAAGAATCAATCTAATTTATCTTTTTCATTTTGAACATACTTCGCTTTTAAAATCTGTGCTCTTTTAAGTACAGATTTTTTTGTATATTCTTTTCTCAAATTTAATTTTTGATTTTGTTTAGTCCTAATGACTTTGGATTTAAGAGTTTTTAACGCTCTTTCAATATTATCCCCGCTATTAATTTTTACTATTATCATATAATATACATATATCTTGTTGATTTAAAAAAATTTTGACAATTAGAGATATATGTGTTATTTTTTTACAAAACATAAACACATATAATAATGAACATTAATGAAAAAAGGAAAAAGTGTAAAGTTAAATTTATACAATCCAATTAAATCTGTTTACGGTACTGTAGATTCAAAAAATTTGAAATCTGTTTACATAAACATACAATCATGGGTAACACCAAAAGAAGAATATGAAAATTGGAATCGAATTGTTTCTAATTTAGGTAGAGAAATAAAACATTCTGTCTACGAATCAATAAACACTAAATTATTTCAAGATACAAGTATTGTCGATTTAGACCTTAGGACTAGCGGAATATCTCACGGAAAAAAATCTTTTTTCAATTTAGAAATTAACTTATACACAACTTCTGAATTAGATTTCAAATCAATTGAAATTAAAGATTCGATTAAAATAATCGTAAAATCAGTATTCAGAAACAACATACTACAAAACAAATATTTTGATTTTTCAACCTCAAAAAAAACTAATGAATAATAAACTATTGATTACCGCATATTTATCATAAAAGATTAAATGAAAAAGTTAAGAATATTAGAGGCAAGTGAGACTGGTCACGGAATTTTAATTGAAACAGACGCGGGTTGGGTTTCCCCTAAAGAGAAACACAATGAAATTGTTTTAAAAGAAGCTAAAGAAATGGATTATAGAAACCCATTTGAATTTTACGCAGTACTACAAAAATATGATACACCAAACAGAAATGGTAGGTCATACCCTGAAAGAATCCTTAAAAGAGAGGCTGACAACTACAAACAAACAATTGCTAAAGGTTTATCAACTTCTGAATTAAATCACCCTGAATCGTCTCTTATTGATTTAGATAGGGTTGCCCACATAATCACTGATATATGGTGGGATAAAAACATTTTAATGGGTAAATTAAAATTATTAACTTCACCAGGATTTCATGAAAGAGGTATTGTTTCAACTAAAGGAGACCAAGCGGCGAATTTAATGAGACAAGGAGTTACTTTAGGAATTTCATCTCGTGGTGTTGGTTCCCTTAAAAAGGTTGGAGAAAAAAATGAAGTACAAGATGACTTTGAATTAATTTGTTTTGACTTAGTATCATCCCCGTCAACACCTGGAGCTTACTTATTTTCAAACGCTGAAGATAGAGACAAGTATGAAGAAAATTTAGATGAAGAAAAAAAATACAAACAAAATAATGGAGTTGTTGAAAAAGAAGTTGACTTAAT